ACCATCCTCAAGGTGGCGGCTCTGGCTGCGGCCATTGGACCGCTGCTTATCGTGCTGGGTAAAACCATATCGACAGCGGGCACAGCATTAAAGGGCTTCAGTTCGCTGGCTAAGGGCATCCGGCTGCTCTCCACCCGTGTGGGCAGCGCAAGCGGACTGTTCGGGAAGCTGGGCGCAGCTCTCGGCGGCATTTCGGCTCCCGTCATGGCAGTGGTTGCCGTGATCGGTACGCTGGTGGCTGCATTCATGCACCTCTGGAATACCAATGAAGAGTTCCGTACAGCTATTACTAACATCTGGAATGGAATCGTCGAAAAAGTGCGCGGCTTCTGCGACCAGCTGACCCAGCGGCTCAATGCCCTCGGCTTTGATTTCAAGGATATCGTAGAGGTGCTGAAAGCTGTCTGGGACGGCTTCTGTCAGGTTTTGGCTCCTGTGTTTGAGGGTGCCTTTCAGGTTGTATCCACGGTACTGGGAACAGTCCTTGACACGCTGATTGGTCTGTTCGATGTGTTCTCTAATCTATTCCAGGGAAACTGGAGTGGAGCGTGGGAGGAAGTCAAAGGAGTCTTCTCCGGAATTTGGGAAGGAATTAAGTCCATCTTCTCCACGGTGCTGGACACCTTGAAGGCTGTAGCAGATGTGTTCCTCGGCTGGTTCGGTACGGACTGGAGTTCGGTCTGGGAGAGCATCAAGAGATTCTTTGAGGGAATCTGGACAGGAATCAGCGATTTCTTCTCCGGCATCCTGACAGGCATCCAGACCACAGCATCTACCGTCTGGAATGGGATCTCGGATTTCTTTACCGGGGTCTGGACAGGAATCAAGGATTTCTTCGAGGGTATCTGGAACGGCATCGTCTCGTTCTTCACGGGTAAAACCGGTGAGATGGACGAGAACGCACAGTCGACATTCACCGGAATCTCGGATTTCCTTGGCGGTATCCTGACCGGCTTGCAGACGGTATTCTCTACGGTCTGGGAGGCAATCTCCGGCGTGGTCAGCGGGGTTATGGATGCAATCTCGGCCGTCATCTCGACGGTCATGAGCGTGATCTCCGGCGACTGGTCTACAGCCTGGGAGAACATCAAGTCGGCGGCATCGACTGTGTGGGAGGGCATTTCGGGTGTCATTTCCGGCGCGTGGGAGGGAATCTCCTCCTTTGTGTCCAGCGCGGTTGAGACGCTCGGCTCTGGGCTTTCGACTGCATGGACGGGCATCCAGACAACTGCCTCATCTGCGTGGGATGGCATCAAGGGTGCGATCTCTACAGCTTGGGACGGTATCCAGTCCGGCGTGACCTCGGCGGTAGAAACGGTGGCCACCGGGCTGTCTGGGGCATGGGAAGGCATCCAGTCTACGGCAAGCACTGCGTGGGAGGGTATCAAGTCCGGCATCTCTAGCGCATGGGAAGGAATCTCCGGATTCTTTGGTGGTATCTGGGATGCCATCACCGGCAAGACCAGTGACTCTACCACCCAGATGAAAACGGATACCTCTAACGCATGGTCCGGTGTGGAGGCGGAAGCCCAGACCGCATGGTCGGGTGTGTCTACCTCCGTATCGACTGCCTGTACTGGCATGGCACAGTCTGTGACGACCCAGATCGACAGCATCAAGGCATCCATGTCGGCAGCGTGGTCCGGCATCGCTTCGGATACCACTACGGCATGGAATGCGGTCAAGACCAACCTCACTACGGCATGGACCGGAATTACGACTTTCGTGACAACCAGCCTGAACAGTGTGAAGACCGCAGTGACGAACGGCTGGACACAGCTTCGTTCCCTGACGGTATCCAGCTGGTCCAGCATCCAGTCGAGCCTGACGGCAAGCTGGAATTCCATTAAAACGGCAAGCACCACAGCCGTGAACGCAGTGAAGACTTCCGTTACCAATGGATGGACAAACCTGCGCACGTTGACAACATCCAGTTGGAGTTCCATCCAAACGGCACTGAACACGAGCTGGAACAGCATCAAGAGTGCGACAACAGCATCGGTCAACGCAGTGAAAACTTCCGTCACGACCGGGTGGACGAATCTGCGAAGTTTGACAACGTCCAGTTGGAATTCCATCCAGACCGTGCTGAATACGAGCTGGAACAGCATCAAGAGTGCAACCACCAGCTCAGTCAATGCGGTCAAGAGTTCCGTCACGGCGGGATGGAACAACCTCCGCAGCCTGACCAGCAGCAGTTGGTCGAGCATCCAGTCGGTACTCAGTTCCAGCTGGAACACCATCCGCAGCACGGCATCTTCGGCTGTGAACGCAGTGAAGTCTACGGTTTCTTCGGGCTGGAACGGCGTGAAGTCCACGACTAGCTCTACCTTCTCCGGCGTGCAGTCGGTGGTGTCCGGTGCCATGTCCAATCTGCGCTCCACGGTCTCTTCCGGTGTGTCCAGCATCAAGAGCAACTTCAACTCTCTCAGCTCCATTGCTTCTTCGGCATACAGCTGGGGCAGTGACATCTGCTCCCAGATGGCGGCCGGTGTTCGTGCGGCGGCAGGCTCGGTCGTCCGGGCCGCAGAGAACGTGGCAAGCAAAGTCAGAAGTCTGCTGCACTTCTCTGTGCCTGACACTGGCCCTCTGTCTGATGCGGACGAGTATATGCCTGACTTCATGAAGCTGCTGGCAAGCGGCATCAAGAAGAATCAAGACAAGGTCGTCAAGGCCGTCAAGACATTGTCTGGCTCCATGAAGACCAACCTGAACACGCCCGTGGGAGACATGGGCGACAAGGTGAAGTCGGTGGTGAGTGGCTTTGCCTCTACGATCAGCGGCAGCACAAGTAGAGTTCGGTCGGCTGCAAGCGGGCTGGCATCCGGCATCCGAACTGGGCTTATGAATGGTCTGGACGGCATGACCAGCGAGTTTAGGTCTGTCTGGAGTGACCTTGAAAAGATCACCAAAACATCGGTTAGCAGCATGAGCGATGAAGTGAAGCAGGGATTCTCCGACATGAAGACCTCTATCGGAGACTTGAGCGACCAGACCAGTTCTCTGGGCAACGCGATCCGCAGCCTCGGTGACACCTTCAACTCGGATTTCCTGAAAGGTCTGGGTGAGGGTATCAGTAAGGTGGGCGATACGGTCAGTACTGTCACCGGAATCGTGGACAAGCTCGGCTCCATGAAGAGTACCTTCGGCAGCTTGGGCGAGACGCTCACGAACCTCGGCAATGCACTGGGAACGGATGGCGGCGGTGGTCTGCTGTCGAAGATGGGGAGTTTCCTGTCGAAAATCGGCAACGCCGATGGCGGACAGATCGTCTCGAACTTCGGCAATCTGATCTCCGGGCTGACCTCCAAGATGGGTGGTCTGGGACAAGGTGTCACCGGTGTCATCTCGAAGCTGGGCAGCCTTGGCAGCAGCGGAACCGGCATCTTGTCGAACCTCGGCAGCGTTACGACTGGTGTTCTCTCCAAGCTCGGCGGTGTTGGCAGCAGCCTGTCCGGGCTGCTCTCCGGTGTAGGCTCCACGCTGGGCGGCATCGCTGGCTCAGCTGGTTCTGCGATTGCGGGGCTGTTCGGTTCTGTTGGCACAACGGTGTCTGGTCTTGCAGCCGGTGCAGGCAGTGCATTGGCTGGTATCGCTTCTTCGGCTGGCGGTGTGCTTGCCTCGGCAGGTACAGCACTGGCTGGTCTTGCTGGCCCTGCTGGTATTGCGGTGGCCGCAGTCGGCGGTGTCGGCCTTGGGCTGACCGCTCTCTGGAAGAACTGCGATGGTTTCCGTGAGGGCGTGACCAACATCTGGAATAAAGTCACTTCTGTGTTCTCCAATGGTGTGACTGCCATTAAGAATGGCATCTCCAATGCGGCGTCTGCCATCGGCAACGTGGCATCCTCCATCTGGAGCGGCGTCAAGAACGTGGCTTCCTCGGCGGTGAAATGGGGCAAGGATGTGGTCAGCGGTATCGCTGGAGGCATCAAGAAAGGCGTGTCGTGGGTCGGCAATGCCGCTAAGAGCGTGGCAAACGGCATCCGCAGTTTCCTGCACTTCTCGGTGCCGGACGAAGGACCGCTGGCCGATGCCGACACCTATATGCCTGACTTCATGAGGCTGCTGACTGGAGGCATCAGGGACAGCGAGGACGGTCTGCTGAAGCAGATCCGATCTATGGCCTCTAAGGTTCAGCAGGGGATGGCGGGAATCTGCTCCTTCAGCCTGCCAGAGATCAATATGCCCCGGATGAACACAAGCGGTTGGAATCTTCCGCAGGCTGCTCTGGCCGGCGGCGGAACAACAAAGAACACGAATCTGGGCGGCGTTCACATCACGGTGAACGGCTACAACGCCCGGAACGATAACGAGCTGGCACAGATCGTAGCTGACAAGATCAATGAGATGATCGACCAGGACGATTCGGTTTACAAGTAAGAGGTGATGCGTATGGGCTATTTGCCTGAGAAAAAGACAGTATCCCAGTTTGATCTGAAGGGCAGGTTTGCACGGCAGTATCTGTCCTTTGCCGGTAAGTCCAGCAAGGACTTCCTTTTATATTTGTCCGGACCCGGTGTGTACGATTCCCCGGCAGCGGATGTGGAAAGCACATCGGTCCCTGGCAGAAACGGAGACATCATCAGCGAGAATGCAAGAGCAGGTCGGCGGCGGTATCAGAATGTGGATATCAAGTATGAGGCGTTCTTCTTCAACGGTCTGCCCGCCAAGACCGCAGCGGTCAAGTCGTGGCTACTATCTCCGGTCGGCTACCAGAAATTGCAGGATACCTATGACCCGGACTTCTTCCGAATGGCGGTCTGCACCGAAGCGATGGAGTTCGATGTGACGGCACAGAAAGCCGCAAAGATGGATCTGGTGTTCAATTGCAAGCCTCAGCGGTGGAGTGTGGAAGGACAGAGGACGGTACGGCTGGAAAGCCGGAGCAACCTCATGAACCCCTTCGCATTCCCGTCACAGCCCGTCTTCAAGGTCTACGGAGATTCGGGCGGTGTGCTGTATGTGGGCGATGAATCCATTACCATCCACAGCATTAAGGATTATGTTCTGCTGAATTGCGAGACGCACAATGCCTACAATGAGGGCGGCTTTTGCAATGAGACCATCCTCTCGGATGATTTCCCGGAACTGCCGGCAGGAAAGACGCAGATCGCATGGACGGGCGGTATTACGGCGGTGGAAGTGACTCCGCGCTGGTGGACGCTGTGAGGAAGGAGGTGGAGCGGGATGATCCCTTGTCTGTATGCATCCATGGAGAAAAAGTTTGACAACAACGGCATCGGCAAGATGGCAGATGCTCATTCCTGTGTGGTGACGGAAAAGCGCAATGGCAGCTTTGAGCTGGAGATGGTCTACCCAGCAGATGGTATCCATGCGGATCAGCTGGAAGAAGGGAACATCATCCTTGCAAAGCCATCCGACACAGGCAGATCGCAGCCGTTCCGTATCTACAAAATCGCAACGCCGATTGACGGCAAGCTGACTGTCAAGGCAAGGCACATCTCGTATCAGCTAAACTTCATTACGGTTTCTCCTTTTGCCACGACCAGCTGCACCGGTGCGCTGGCGGGGCTGGGAAACCACGCGGCATCCGAGTGCCCCTTTGAGGTCTGGACGGATATCTCCTCCAGCGCCTCTTTTCGGCTCTCGGAGCCGTCCTCTTTTCGGAACTGCCTCGGCGGTATCGACGGCTCGGTGCTGGACACCTTTGGCGGAGAGTACGAGTGGGACCGATACACCGTCAAGCTCCATCATCACCGGGGCGCAGACCACGGCGTGCATATCGTCTACGGCAAAAACCTCATCGACTTCAAGATGGAGAGGAACATTGAGAGCGTAATCACGGGTGTACATCCGTACTGGCAGAATTCCGAGACCGGCGAGGTGACGGAGTTGCCGGAAAAGGTGGTGTTGGTGGAGCAGCGGTCGGTGCCGTACCAGAAAATCACAGTACTGGATTGCACCAGTGGATTTCAGGATAAGCCCACGGATGAGATGATGCGCTCCTTTGCACAGGATTATCTGAAGAACACCAGCCTGACCGAGCCACAGGTGGATATCGACATCGACTTTATCCAGCTCTGGAATACCCCGGACTATGAGGATGTGGTGGAAGCGGAGCAGGTGAGTCTGTGCGATACCGTCCATGTGTTTATTTCCAAGCTCGGCATCGAGGTCAGCTCCAAGGTGACCGAAACACAATACGACTGTCTGCTGGAACGCTACGAAGGCATCACGCTATCGAACTCCACGGTCAGCAGCCGGAACTCGTCACTGACCACGGCACTGAGCAGCATCCGGAACACAGCCAATGAAGCCTACAACACCGCGCTCCGTGTAGAGACCAGCATGGGTGAGCAGATCGGCGGCATTTCCGTGTCGATGGTCTATGACGGCACCCTGCTGGCCGGCCTGTTCGGCCTGCACTACCAGAACGTGACCGAGGTGAACGGCGAAACCGTGCGGTATGCCTTCAATGCCGGGTCACTGGCAAAGTCTACCTTTGCGTGGAAAAACAGCCCAGCGGGATTTTTCATTTCCACGGACGGCGGAAAAACATGGGGCTATGGCTGGGAAAAAGACGATTCCCCGGTCAAGACGGCGTTGCTGCTGGAGAACACTCTGCAGGAGCTGGATGAACGCTATAAGAAAGCCGGAGAACTGACTGAAGAACTGCTCGAACAGTTGGATGAGCGGTATAAGACGGCATCCGCCTTGTCCGAAGAACTCATCAAAAGCCTGGACGCACGATACGGTACGGCAGATAAGCTGTCCGAGGAGCTGCTTGCACAGTTGGATGAGCGATATAAGACAGCATCCGTCTTGTCAGAAGAGCTGATTAAAAAGCTGGACGAGCGGTACGGAACAGCAGATAAGCTGTCCGAAACGCTGCTGGCGAAACTGGATGAGCGGTATGCTCCGGCCATCTGTGCGCAGGAGGCAGCACCAAAGAATCCGAAAACAAATGCACTCTGGGTCGATACAACCGCCCTGCGGCTGAAGCTGTGGGACGGAGAAATTTGGCAGACGGTAGGCTATGAGCCACCGGAACCTGAGCCCGACCCGGATACCCCGACAGAGGGAGGAGGCGAAGAAGATGGCAAACAGGAAGGCGAAAGCAGTGGTACAGACAGCGGAGGAACCGGCGCAGGAGGCACTGGTGACTAAGTCGTTCACGGTGTTTCAGGACGTGGAACTGTCATTCACAGAGAACCTGATCCCGACCCACATCCCGGTCAAGCAGTACGACAACCAAGCCCGAAAAGTGCGGTGTCGGCTGTATCAGAACTCGCTGGAGTATAAGGTCAGTAAGGATACCATCGTCAGCTACTCAGCTACTCGGCCGGACGGTGCAGTGTTCCAGTATTCCAGCGAGACCCGCCCGGACCTTGTGTTCGTGGATGACGGTGCGGTCATCCTGACGGTCACATCCTTTATGACCGAAGTATACGGCAGATTCCCGATTGACATCTACCTTCTGTCCGATGAGGGAGATGTGATTGGTTCGTTCAGTCTGGTGCTGAATGTGGCCCGTGCAGCGGTCAAGAACGGTAAAATCGCCACGCTGACCTATAAGCAGGCGTTGGATGCTGCCGCCAAGGGCATCCTGGAATTCCTCATCACCGATGACGGATACCTCGTGATGCGCTCGGATGATAAGCTGGGACTGGCGCAGGGGTCTGTGTCCAGCACCATTGATAAGGTGGCGAAGGATATCGAGGAGGGCATGGTCACCTCGTCCATCAATATGGATGGACATCTGGTGTTCCAGAGCTGGGACGCGCTGGGTCTGATTTTTGAGATGGACGATGAAGGTCACTTGATCGTGAGATACAATGAGGCGT